CAACCTTTGGTGGTAGTATATATCCCTGCTTGACAAGACGAGGTGCAGGGATTTGGCATATTATATTGCCATAAGTCTTAGACCAGTTCATACCTGCCTTTGCAGGTGTCCTAGAGTGCTTTGGTGTTGCTGTAAAGAAATAGCATCTATCGGCATGAATTGAAAAGTATTCAGTAGCAGGGTAAAAGTTTTTCTGTACTGAATTGTGTGCTTCATCAAAGTAGATAGTATCTACATTAATACCTGTCTCTTCAACTCTATGTAGTGAGTGATATGTAGTGAATATAAGTAAGTTCTCTGTGCTATTGTTGACCCAATACTCTAACTGGTCTGACTTAGTTGTACTCTTGTGGTGTGTCTCTCCACTATGAACGTGAATCACATCTACATTTGTGATGAACTCTAAGAACTCTGCTGATAACTGATTCGCAAGTAGAATACGAGGTGCAACCACAACAATAGTTTTTGGCAAACTATCCTGTGCAAATCTTCTCTTGGCATCTTCAATCATACACATAGTCTTGCCACCACCAGTAGGAACAATTACTTGTCCTTTTCTGCGTAGTCTCATCTTCGCAAGTGCTTCGTTTTGATGTGGTCTTAGTTGCATAGTATTTCTTTTGATGTATTCATCATAGCATTGTGTAAGTCATTGTCAGTATATCATGTGACACTAGCTCAACTGGTATATTCTATCAGTTGGTGTCTCATCAAACTGATCGACAAACTTTTGTTCTTCTTCACTTAATTTAATATTAGATATTCCGTATGGCAAGTATCTGAATAATTTTGAATCATTATGATTATAATCTTTAATGATTGTCAACATAAGTTGTGTTAACTTTGAACTAAGATCAATAATATAATCATTAATATTCTCCTTATCAAAGACTATGACTGTATGTTTAGGAGATGAACCATATCTACCTAACTCATCTTTAATGAAATATTTGATGTGATTTTTTACTTCAAAAGAATTGAACATTACCTCGTTAATTAACAACTTTTTGTGATGAAATCTATCATAATTTCCCACATTATTTCTCTTTTTATTCACACTAGCTTTCACTTTATCAGGGTATTTTGTTGAGTGAATTATTGGTTTATCTTTTTTCATACCATCAACATATTGATATTCATATTCATTTGGGTCTTTCGATGAAAACTTTGCATAACTATCGACACCATTCCACCCTTTATATGCAGTGAGTCTAGTGGGTAATTGCATAACTTTCTCGTAGATTTGTTTGCTTATGTCTCCAATGAATAAAGGAATCTCGTTGTAATTATTGTAGTAAGTTCTCGTACGATAAATCTCGTAGTTCCATATCCTCTTAATTTCTATATCTCCTTTCTGTTCTTCTTTACTTGCGATAAAAATACAAGTTCTAATCATAATACCTTCAAATACATCATCAGGTAATATTTCTATGCTGTGTATGTTTAAGTTCTTCTTGGCAAACTCTCTAAACTGTTCTGTATTCTCATTGTGAGTAAATGAGCAAGGCATTACATATTTTACTAAACCTTTTGGTTTAAGTATATACTGTGCTAAAACAACAAAACAACAGTATGCTAACTTTGTTGTATAACCAGATGGTTCCCAAAATATATTTGTTACGTCTTCTTTTTTTAATATGTTTCGATTGTAAGGTGGATTTCCTATCACATAATCAAACTTACCTATCCACTCCTTTAATGGATTAAATATACCTTCAAAGTTAAGTGCTGAACAACAATGTAAATTATGTTTATAACCCTTTGGATTAAATCTCTCTAGTGCTTCTCTATGCCATGCTTCTTGTATTTCAACACCATAGATCATATTACTTATAATATGCTCCTCTGAATGATAATCTAGTAATCTATCTTTTAATTCAGTCAATATTCTACCATCACCAAATGCGGGTTCGCAAAAGGTTAGAGAGGGATTAGAATAATCAATACCCCTTAATAATTTGTCAACAATATGTTTGGGTGTAAAGACCTCCCCAAACTGTTTTACATTACTCAAGTATTATCCTTCAAACAATACTCATATTATAGCAAAAAAATCTCGTTGTTGCAAGAGGGTCTTAAAAAATACATAGAGTTCCTCGAACAAACCTTACAAGGTTATGTATGTATTTTAAGATTTTCAGTCCCATGTCCAATCTTTGTTCATAAAGAAAGTTAGAGTCATTCTACCTGTCTCCATGTCACTTCCAAATAAATCTGTTGGTGCGTGTATGAGATTAGCTGGGTAACTTAATAATCTATTATACTTATTTTTTGTATTAATTATTTGATTATTCTCCCCGTCTAAAACAGAGGTTCCCATGTCAGTTGGCGCATTAGGTGTAAGATATACCACACCTGCATACTTGCATTGATCGAAATGATACTTTTTATTTTCAAAATCCTCTAGTGTTTTTTTAGTTCCTGTGTGAGATAAATGAAAATGAGTGGATATTGAATAACCATCTACATCAAAGAAACTACATACTGCATTTAAAATTTTTTTACCTGCTTCATCTAGTATTGGATTATTAAATGTTTCTAATTCTTCCGTCCTATAACCTCTCCAACCAACATCTACCTTGACATCTTCACTACACAAAAAGTTAGTAGCAAGTGCAATATTTCTTAGTTCGTTAATATTATCAAAAAAATTATCTTTAATCAATAAGTTCATTCTCTTCCCATTTACCTAAAGGACAAGCCTCAACTACAATTTTTGCTTTTGCAGGTATAAAACAACCACACTCCATACATCTTTTTTGTCCTTGATCGCAACTAGGACACGCTTTGCAAATCTCAATTCTTTGCCAATATATTTTTCGAGGAGTAATAAGTTGCGAGTTCTTATCTCGTACTGTATCAATTATTCTCCCTATTGTCAAGGCAAGGTTTTTACCTTGCTCTAATATAGGTGGATATTTTTTCATTATAAAATCTCGTAGTTAATAAGACCCCTTTATTGTATTTGAATTTATAGAACCTGTAACTGTTATACCTGACGGAAAAATAGCTGCACCTGCATCTCCACCATCTCCTGTGTTTGATGTGTTACCACCACTTAATCCCCACTCACCCCCTGAAGCACCAGTTTCACCTGTCGCACCAGTTCCACCAGATGTTATAGTGCCTGTAAAACCACTACAACCACTAAATGCTGACCCAGCACCACCAGATGCTCCAGCAAGTGAACCTGATTGAAAATTAAATCCTCTACCTCTTCCTCCATCACCACCAGTTCCACCTGCTCCCCCTGCAACTACAGTTGGATCTTGTTTACGACATTCTGCTGTTGATCTTGTAAAGTCTGCACAACCTGACCAGAACCACCATCCACCACAATTACAACCTCCTATATTATTACACCCTGCATAATTCTCATACCCTGCACCTAGATTACTACAATCTCCACAAAAACCACATCCACTTGCTACTTGTCCAAAAATATAATCAAAACAAGTTCCACTCTGTCCAGTAGCACCCTGAGCTCCGTGTTCTCCAGCACCACCACCTCCATAAATTCTAGCGGTAGATTGTAGATTAACTTTTATATTATTTCCACCACCTGTGATTCCAAGTGCATCCCCACCGTCATCACCATCTGGTCCAGTTACAGTTGCATCTGCTCCACATCCAAATATATCTCCACTTACATCAATAGTTAAATTATTAGCTGCTTGGTCAACTTGTGCCGCTCTCAATGATGTTGAGTTAGAACCACAAGTTCCCTCTAAATTTAATTTTTTAACAATATTCCTACCTAAGTTTCCATTCCATGCCTGTGCATCTATGTCAAAATTTACGTTAGTATCACTACTAGGTTGTGTCAAATTATAAAATTTAATACTATCTCTTATCTGTGATGTTTTCCAATTAGATGTTGTAGCTACATCAATGTTCTCCGTAGCATCAGGTAATATAGGATCAGGATCAGATGTATTTGTATTTCTTAAAAGTTCAGACGCAGATATAGTTCCAGTTGGATTATTCAACCGAAATGTATTTCGCATGGCACTAAAACTTATAGCACCAGAGGTGAAAAAAGGTCCAGTTTTAGTTACTGTGATTGCCATTACTCACTCACCACTTCTGCACCTGACCAACCACCGTTTTTACCATCAGTATTTACAAGTTTTGCATCTGCTGTTCCTTTATTGACATATGTTTTTTTCTTAGAACTGTCATCAGACCAATGAACACCACCTGTCCAATAAACAGTTTTGCCAGATAAACCTGTCTTTTTTATATAATATCCCATAAATTTAGCATTTATTTTTATTTATTCACAATGAGGTCTAAAACTTTACGATGTGATATTTGTTTTATTTTTTTCTTTTCATTCTCTAAAAACTCGTGATTACCCTGTGCATCATTAAATATGTCTTTACCATCTACCTTTGATAATAAAAAGTTTTTAATTGACTCACGATCAAACATCTTAAGTCCATAACAAACTTGTATAAAACTGTCTAGTCCCCAGAAAGTTTTTTCTTTATAACAGGTTCGACTATCTAAAAATTCCTCCCTACACTTCTCCTCAAAATCTCGCACCCAATTAGATTTATTATGGGTCATATAATTCCAAAATAATGAGTCAGTTCGATTTGTACAATAGTGTAGTGCAACAAAATCTATAATGTCTTTATACAGAGTTCGATTACCTTTATTCACTATAGTTCGATTATATTCTAAATTTTTCAAAGTAGAATTTATAATCATGAATTCTTGTATTTGTTGTATGATAATCTGTATGCCAGTTGCTTCTAGTGGTTCTATGAACCCACTTGATAGTCCTATGGCAAGACAATTTCCAATCCAATAATCCTCGTAGTATCCAGGTTTATATCTTATTATTCGATCAGTCTCTAGTTCTACATTAAACTTTTCTCGTAACCATTTATCGTAGTCATTTTGTGCTTCTTCATCTGTTGTAAATTTAGATGAATACAAATATCCTGTCCCAAATCTGTCACCGATTGGTATTTGCCAAATCCAACCATTCTTTGTTGCCTCACAAGTTGTAAAAGCTGGTGTCTCTTTAAAATCATATGGCACTTGTTGTGGTATCGCACGATCTATAGGTAATACATCTGAAGTATCATGCCACTTAGGATTCAAATGTCTGAATAATACTGAATTAAAACCTGACGCATCAACAAACAAGTCTGCTTCAATAATACCACTATTCTTGCACTCAATTTGTGTTATCTTATTGTCCTGTACAATAACATTTTCTACCCTGTCATCTATAAATTTAACTCTATTTTTTAATCTATCTGTAATGTATTCACAAAATACCTTTGTATCAATGTGCATCGCATACCCATAATCCTCAAAAGGTTTATTTGGTATAGTTGTTACCGCACTATTATAATTCATACCACCATTAAACTCTCCTGCTGGTATTGAATATATTGCACTTGTATTTGTTCCAATATCAGAGTTTACCTCTGCAAATCCATGAAAGTAATCTGTATTAGGTATCCAATTTTTAAAATTTATACCCAATTTAATTGTAGCTTTACCACCTATATCCTTTATAAGTTGTTTAGTTGATACACCAAGATGTGCTAACAACAATCTAAAAATAGGAGTGGTGCTTTCTCCTACAGATATATTGCCTTTACTAGCATCATATATTAAACTAATATCTACATCATTATTCCAATAACTCTTCATCATAGCGGCAGCTGCCAAACCAGCAGTTCCCGCTCCTACAATAACAATTTTTTTCATAAATTAAGCGACTGTTGCGACTCCTACCCAATTAGTTACGTTAGCATCAGTATCTCCATCAGGTAGATATATTTCAACTCTATTTGTTGTTGTATTATATATTACTGCACCAGTACCAATACCACTCGCACTTTGACCAGTAGCAGTTGTCTTCGTATTTCTTACAGTTGTTGACATTTCTGGTAAAAATGCCCAAGGCGAAATACTGTTTTCACCTGCTCTTCTAAGGTCAATACTTCCGTTAAGTGTGTCTCCTATCGTACCAAATCCAATCTTAGATTGTCTTGCAAAGTCAAATCTTATCTGACTATCAAATAATGCAAATCTATCTCCGACAATTTGCAAGTTACCACTACTAAATGATGGATCTGTTTTAATCGCTGTAGTGCCGATACCAACAGTTTCAAACAGTGATGTACCAACTGCCTTTAATCTAGTGCCAGGATTTGTGGTTCCAATACCTATTGAGGAAAATGATGCTGTTGCCTGTTGAAAGTCAATATCACAAGCTGGTATCGCAGAACTAAATCCAATCTTTGCTGTGACATTAAGTTGATTGAGTGTAGTAATACCAGAGGTATTATTAAGATTAGTTCCTTCAATAACATTTCCTAGTGCAAGTGTTCCTGTGATTGTACCACCAACTGATAAGTTCCCACCAACAAATACATTACTTGTCACTGTAGACGTACCAACAACATGAAGTTGATGTGCTGGATTTGTAATTGCGATACCTAGCTTACCATCATTAGTAAGTCTTGCTCTTTCAGTTACATTATCTACAAACTTAAAGTTACCAGAACCACTATTGCTATCTCCATCTAATATAAAATTTAAATCACCTGTATCATTATTAATGACATCAAATGTATTTGATTCATTTCCAAATCTTAGAATACCTGTACTCTTACCTGCACTTACTGAATTACCTATGCTTACTTTAGTTGTGCCACTATCAGATACAACCTCTACAGATGCACCAGTTGCTTTTCTAACTGTCACATCAGAACCAGGAATTGCAGTTCCTACACCAACCTTACCTGTATTAAGTGACGTTAACGCAGTTCCACCTGTGCCAACATTTAATTCTGTTGATGCAGTAGTTACACCAGAATTGACATCACCTACTATATCCCCAGTTAGATTACCAGTTACATTACCAGTTACATTTCCCGTTAATGCTCCAACAAAACTCGTAGATGTAGTTACACCTGTAACATCTAAACCTGCTGTATTAAATGTTGCAGCAGTTCCGACATTGACTAAACTCGTAACTGACAGTTGTGAAAATGTTGATACTCCTGCCGAATTGATATTTCCTGTTACGTTACCCGTAATATTTCCTGTTACGTTACCTGTGACTCCACCTGTTAAATCTCCAGTTACATCCCCAACGACGTTACCAGTTAATGCTCCAACAAAACTCGTAGCAGTTATGATACCTGATGCTCTGATGTTACCAATTGAATTGATCCCAACACCAGACTTACCAGCAGATGCAGGATCTCCACCAACTTGAAAACTCTGTCTGGGATCTGTGGTAGCGATACCAACATTACCTATTGCATATATTGATGTAAATCCTAAACCTAAGTTAATATCTTCCCACTGTGATGTTGGAAGATTAGATAATGTTGAACCATCACCCTTAAATGATGTTGCAGTTATAACTCCACTATTACCTATTGTTATTGCACTACCGACTTGAATCTCTGTAATTGTAGATACACCAGATATGAATAAATCTGTTGCTGTAACTAATCCAACTACCTTTGCTGTTCCTCGAACATCTAAAAACTCAGATGGCACAGAGGTTCCGATACCAACCAAGCCGTTAGCATTAACTATAAAGTTATCTTCATCAACTTGTACTCCGTTTCGGAAACTAAATGATTTTCTTATACTCGCCATCTGTAGATTTTTTAGTTATTTATTAGGATAGTGCATCTACTTTCGCAGATAGTTCTTTAATTGCCTGTATTAATACAGGAACTAATTTTTCATAACGAACTGCTTTTGTGCCATCATCTCTAGTTTCAGTCACACCAGGCAATCCAAGTGCTTCAATCTCTTGTGCGATGACACCAGTATCATCACCTTTACCAGATTTCCAAGTAAATGTATTACCACTAATAGCATTAACTTTATCTAGTGCATTTGGAATGACATTAATATTTTCTTTGAGGTTAATGTCTGATGATGAGAATGCGGTAATGTCTCCTCCAACATGAAGATCATTATTAATTCCAACACCACCACTTACAACGACTGCACCAGTTGTTTTACTGGTTGAGTTTGTGGTTGATTGAATTGCGAGAGTACCAGAAACTGTGGTTGCGTCACTTGTTGCGTTTCCAAGAGTTACATTACCTGTGGCACTTAAAATACCAGCAACATTTAAATCATCAATAACTTCAACTGATCCAGCAGAACTAATTTTAAGATTACCAGATTTGGTGTCAAGAGTATTGTCGTCTGTTTGTGCAACTTTAATATTACCAAATTCAACAGCACCACCATTAAACGTGCCAGATATTGTTAAATTACCACCAATGTAAACACTCTTCGCAATACCAACACCACCAGATACAATTAAGTCACCTGTGGTTGTTGATGTTGATTGTGTTCCTTGTGATAATGTAAGTGTTTTAGATATTGAAGTGATGGCATCAAATCTGACATCTTTACTGAAGTTAACAGGACCATCGAACTGTGATAGGATTGTCCTTGATGTACCACCTTCAACCTTAAGTCTTTCTTTAATAGTTACTTCATCAAATACAACACTTAATCTAGATGGATCTTCACCTGTTACAGTTGGTACAGGAGCATCAAATGTTTTCTCTTGTCCAGTTGAAGAACTAACTCTCTTGTTACCAATAAAGAAGTCTCCCTCGTTGTTCATACCAGTATAAACAACCTGTCCACATGATCTCTCTTGTGACTGAACTAAGAACTCTTCTCTCTCAGTAAGTGTTTTTACTTGAACCTGTGGTAAACCAGTTGAATAGTTACCTGGACCAAAACCAATATATTCAAACGTATGACCTGATGCACGAATAATAGATGGTCGTCTAAATTCAATTGGTATTGGAGTAATCTTTCTAACAAGTGAACCTGTTAAATGATCTGACTTAATACTTCCTAACGCACCACGAACAACACCAACTTCATTCAACCCACTACCAGATAATTCTGAAGTTGTTACTCGTAATATTTCACCATCTATTTGTACAAAAGAACCTAATGGGAATCTCAAATTAGTACCTATTCCAGCATTTGGAACTTCTACCTTCATGATAGAACCAGTTGTTAAATCATCTGTAAGATTTAATGTTTCATTATTATAGAATGATAAACCTCTCGTACCAAGATTTTCTCCATCAACACCTGACGTAGCATCACCTGCACTCATACCATGACGAAGAAC